GCCTACGTCTTGGTGTGTCGCAGAAACATACAACGCCATAATTGTTGCCATAAGAGCGTCCACGTCCCCTAGAGACTCTTTACGGCTAACTAGCCACGTCTCACCCGTGTATTTGGCTATCCCTTTAGGGCTTTGTAGCTGTAGCAATGGATCATTACGGTGTTTGACTTGCCCAGTAGAAAACATGGCGTAAACAGTAGAGCATGCACTAGACATTTCTTTTACCCATAGAGGCCAGACCGGTAACCCGTCTTGTTTTAGCAATTTGGCTAAGTTAGGTAATTGTCTTTCATCTAGGGCAATAGCAGTAACACCGCCTCTGGCGTATAACTCTTTCATTTTGTTGTATAGGACATACTCAGTAGCACCCGCATAGGTAGCCACTAGCTCAGTCTCATAAGTGCCGTCTTCACATTTACGTGCCCCGGCTATTGTTGCAAATTCCCAGTTTTTAGTCCGGTCTACAGATAAGACAACACGCTCTTGCTTTGTAATACCGTCGCCCACAGCCCTAGCAAACAATTCTGAGGCTATCCAAGAGTTAGCAGACCCGGCAATAAATTGGTTTAGTCTGTAACGTCTCGCCTCATGCTCTGGGATACTTCTAATGTCAGATAGAACAGTATTTAGGTCTAAGCGTCCAGCCTCAATGCTAGGGTTAGCCATTTTTAGTGCTAAAGGCTCATCTACTTGAGAGCCGTCTGGGGCTTGCCAACAAAAGAAACCTACACGCTCTAAGTCTGTGTCACCTTGTGCAGCTGCCGTGCCTAACTTGTAGAGATCTATAAGCGTTTCACTTGACTGGTCTCCAGCAGTAGTAATACCAATAACAATGCCGTCTTTACGTGTAGCAGTTCCCAAAACCGCTGCTGTCCACATGCCTTTTTTGGCTAGGTGCAATTCATCAAACAAGACTAAGCTGGACGGCACCCCCTGTAGGGCAGACTCTTTAGCAGCCTTTACGTCATAACGTCCAGAGCCGTCAGCCGTCAAAATACCACGTTGCTCAGTTGCCTTTTTGAAACGCTTTTTTAGAAACTCATTATTTTGAATTGCATAAAGCACTCTTGAGTAAATAATTCTGGCTTGGTCTGTTGAAGACGCTAGAGAGATAACTTGTGCACCTTGTTCATGTAGCAACAAACCGTAAAGGCCCAAAATGCCGCCTAAAAATGACTTCCCATTTTGGCGTCCAAGACTTACAGTGATCTGCCTATACCTCAACTGGTTTGGATAATTTGGGTGAGTTGGCGGGTAGCGTTCAAGCATGTGCCTAAGTAGCCATTTTTGCCATTCATCTAATTCAACGCCTTGAGGTTGCTCTGGAGACCGCCAAGCAACATTTACTAGGTCTATTAGTTTGTCCCCGTCAGTAATAAAACTACGTGATAAGGGTTTAGTGTAAATAGCCGGGAGTCTCAGCCCTCTCTTTACCCCACTCATCTTTTGAGAATTGCCTCAAGTGGATCATGTGCCCCTTGCTCACCTAAAGAGCGTTTCAATTCCAAATAAGTTTTACGTAATTCAGCAGCAGTGCTGGTGTTCGCCTTGTTGTCAAAGTCTTCAGCTAGTGCAAGGCAGATACGTGCCAAAATTTTCTGGTCTAAGGCTAGGTCTAAGCCATTTAGCGATAATTCCAATACTTCTCTTACCATTTAGTCCCTCAATTCTGGATAATTTGCAACTATTGCTGGGGCACGTAAATGTGAAGACGGCACGTATGAAACTGAGCTAGTGGCTACTTATGCTGGGGCTACTGAATACCTTTTATACAACAAACTAAAAGAGCTTTACGCTAGAGGTTGTGTTTCTGCTATTGCTTTAGATGAGCGACAACTCCCCAATTTGGCTAAGTTGCTAAAGCAAGACGGTTTACCAGTTTGGCCGTTGTGGGTGAAAGAAATGTCTAGTGCATGTTCTACTGTTTATGCCATGTTCTCCACTGGACAAGTCAAACACCGTAATGACCCATTGCTACAGCTTCAAAGCCCCAAAGGCATTGCCAAATACACTGGTGAGACTTGGCTAGTAAGCCGTAAAGAGTCTTTAGGGGACGTGGACGCTCTTATGGCAACAATTATGGCGTTGTATGTTTCTGCGACACACCAAGACGTAGGCTTACAGGTTTTTTGACTTTTGTAATTATGTGCTATACGGTCTGAGTAATGGCGAGCTTATGGCAACGTATTACGGGCAGAGATGTTGAAACTAGATCAGCAACTCCAATTTGGCCTACCCGCTCTGACTACAGTGTTGGCGTAAATGAGGCTTTGACTCTTACCGCTGTATACCGTGCCATTCAGATTATTGCTACACCTATTTCTAAAATGCCTATGCAAACTTTTAGGTATGCAACCGGGCTAGAAGTGCCAGTAGAAAACCCAGTCTTAGTAAACAAGCCAAACTTTTTAGAGACTAAAAGAGACTTTTTATTCCAGACTGTAGCGTCTATGGCTCTTGACGGTAACGCTTTTTGGCTAAAGTCCTACGGGGCTAATGGACAAGTCAATAACTTGACACTTATCCCGGCTAATGCTGTAACTATTCGCCTAGTCAATGGTGTAAAGCACTATGACTACCAGCTAAACCAAGACACACAGGTTGCAACTACAACTACAGACATACAGCACCTAAAACTGTTTAGCCGTGTAGGTTACCTAAGAGGCTTAGGCCCTATTGACTCTTGCAATAAAGACATTTCAGCTGCACTAGAGTTGAGAAACTTTGCCGCTAACTGGTTTAGTTCTGGCGGTATTCCAACTGGCATTTTGAAGACAGACAAGCCTATTGGGGCTGAAGACGCTAATGAGATCACTGAGCGTTGGCACACAAAACAGTCTGAGCGTAAAGTTGCCGTTTTGGGGCAAGGTTTTGAATGGCAGACGGTTCAACTAAACCCACGTGACGCTCTTTTCACAGATGTGCAGAGCCAGCAAGTTCAAGCCATTGCTCGCCTATTTGGTATTCCAGCAAGGCTGTTATTGACTGGTGTAGACGGTTCTAGTGACACCTACAGCAACTTGCAAGATGAGTCACAGACTTTTTACCGCCACACAATTATGGCCTACACAGACGCCATTAGTGACGCTCTAAGTGAGTGTCTACCTAGAGGCACACGTGTTGAGTTCAACTTTGAGGGTCTTTTCAAAGCTGACATGGCTAACAGATTTAACATGTATGAGACCGCTATACGTGCGGGCTTTATGACTACTGAAGAAGTTAGAAGAAAAGAGGGTCTTGAATGACCGAAATAGAAACAAGAAGTTTTGAGGTAAGACTTGAGGCGGAAACACGTGAAGTAGTTGGCTTGGCTGTGCCTTATGGCCAGACTGCTGACATTGGTGGCGTTTACCGTGAGGCTTTTGTTCCGGGTGCTATTCGCTCTGTAGAAGATGTAAAACTATTTTGGCAGCACTCAGAGCCAATTGGAAAAATTCTTAGCGGTAGAGACACTGCTGAGGGTTTTGAGATTAGAGCCATGATTTCTGACACCCCACGTGGCCAAGAGGCTTACACCTTGCTCAAAGACAATGTGATCAACAAATTCAGCGTGGGATTTGTCCCAGTTGAACAGACTAGAGACGGTGACCTAATTACCCGGACTTTAGTAGACCTAAAGGAAGTTTCTTTAGTGTCATTCCCAGCTTTTCAAGGTGCTTCAATTTCTGAAGTCCGTGAAGAAACAGCCGTTGCTGACTTGGTAGCGGACTCAACCCAAACAAAGGAAACCAACATGTCTGAAAACATGGAATTGGACGTCCGTGCTGTTCAAGATGAGGTGGCAGAAATTCGCCGTGAACTTGAGCTAGTAAAGACTCCAACAATTGCTATCTCTGGTGCAGAAACTAAGTTCCGCTCACAGGGTGAATACGCTAAGGCTCTAGTATCTGGAGACGCTGACGCTGTTGAACTATTCAGAGCAACCTCAGCTGACGCTGCACTACGCCCAGCATTCGTAGGTTACATTAACAACCTAATCAACTCTGGCCGTCCAACACTAAACGCATTCCAGATTGCTGCATTGCCAGCAACCGGTCTAACTATTGAATACGCAAAGGTAAACACAAACACCATTGCTATTGGTAAGCAGACCACAGAAAACACAGCACTCTCAACCGGTGACGTGGCTCTCTCAACTGTTTCTGTTGCTGTAAACACCTACGGTGGCTACACAAACATTTCAAAGCAAGCAATTGAGCGATCAACTGTTAACTACCTAGACGTTGCATTCCAAGCTATGAGCCTTGCTTACGCTAAGAAGATGAACGCTGAGTTTGTTGCTGTTCTTGCAGGTCTAACTTGGACTGGTAAGACCCTAGACATTTCTGCTCTAACTGCTGCTGCGGTTATGGGTGGAATTGCTGACGGTGCTGCATACATTTACAACGCTACTGGTCTATCTCCAGAGTTCATTGTTGCTGGTGTGACCGCTTACAAGCGTCTAGTTTCTATTGTGGACACAAACGGCCGTCCAGTAGTTGCTACTGCTGGTGACGGTCAAAACACAATTGGTGGCTCAAACATTCCGGGTCTTCAGGGCTCTATCCTAGGTTTGCCAATTGTTGTAGACCCAGCACTAGACGCTAAGACCGCTTACATGGCTAACTCTGCTGCATTGACAACCTATGAGGCTTCTGGTGCACCTACACGCCTAAGCAACTCAGACGCAACTAAGCTACAGGACACATTCAGTGTCTACGGTTACGCTGCTATTGCTGTGCCTTTTGAAGGTGCAATTGTCAAGCTAAACACTGGGGCGTAATAACCCATGGCTGTAACGGTGGAACAGTTCAGAGCGTATGTTGGAACTAAAGAGATCTCTACTTTTGTGGACTCATGTTTAGCCTCTGCTAATCACATGATAAGCAAGTTTGTTGGCACTGCTAATGTGCCTACAGATGTATTGGACTCTGCGGTTCTATCTTGTGCCTCTGAGCTGTTTCACCGTAGGTCTGCACCTAATGGCGTTGCACAGTTCGCTGACCTTGGCACTACAGTCCGTATTGCTAAAGACCCAATGAACGCTGCACGTGAGATGTTGCTACCATTCACAGGGCCGGGACTATGACAAATGAGATAACAGCAAGTAAGGCAGAGTTTGCTCTTGACTTACAGACGGCTGGACTAGATGTTTTGGACTATGTGCCAGAGCGTATTGTCCCGCCTATTGTTATTATCACGTCTGGTAGCCCTTACCTTGTAGCTGAAACTGTTGGCGTTGATTACCGTCTAGCCCTAAACCTAACTCTTGTTGCTGCTAAGGCAACTAATGAAGAGGCTACAGAGGCGTTAGATGAACTCATTGCAGACACCGTTACAGCAATTAGCACTTTAGGCTATGTAGTTCTAAAGTCTGTAAATACCCCTTACAGGTTGGCCGCAAACAATGCTGAATACCTTGCAAGTGATCTAAACCTAGATTTATCCATAACCCTTTAGGAGAAAAAGATGGCAACATCTACACGTATCAAAGCACAAAACATTAAGTTTCTTATTGGAACTACAGAATACTCATGTGACGCCACTATGGTGGAACTAACCCTAGAAGACGCCCCCGGAGATGTTCAGACATTCTGTGAGGTTAGAGCTGGTGGAGAGTGGAAACTAAACCTTGAGGGACTTACCTCTGGTGACGCTACCAGCCTTTACCGTGTTCTATGGTCTAACTTTGGCACTGAAGTTGCATTCACCGTAGCCCCTCAGGGCAACGCTGTGGGCACAACCTCTAGCCCTATTTACACCGGCACAGTTGTGTTTGACCAGTTGCCACCTCTAAGCCTTACCAGCAATGAGGTTGTAAAGTTCTCTGTAGCTCTGACTGTAAAGTCTGCTGTTCACACACCAAGCACTACACCGCCTGTTTACTACGGTCTAACTGTAAAAACTGCTGCGTAATTAGGCTTTACCATGGCATACGTTGAGTCTGGCATTTATGTTGAGGGACTCAATAACATGATCGCCGGCCTTAAGGCTATTAGCACGGACGCCACTAAGGAAGTCCAAGCTCTTAACCTTAAGGTTGGCAACATGGTAGTCAAAGAGGCTAAGGCTATTTTGCCTACAACTCTTGTCCCTAAAAGCAAAAGCACTGGTGCACTACTGGGCTCTATAAAAGCGTCCAAGTCACTAAAGGGTGTAATTGTCACAGCCGGAACTGGTAACACCGGAGACATACCTTATGCCAACGCTCAAAACTGGGGCTGGTTCTATGACAATGCAACTCCACAAGAGAAAAACATTTTGCCTAAACAGTTCATGAACAAGGGGGCTGCTAAAGTCCGTGCTTGGGCTGGACAGTATTACATTGAAGACCTAATCGCCATTTACAACAAGTATGCAAAAGAGGGCGATAAGATTAGTGCAAACAGTTACAAAAACCAACAAAGAGACTACACAATTAGGAGAAGTTCATGACCAGCCAAAATTTTGACTTTGAAAGTCTAACCCTCAATGAAGTTGAGCAGATTGAGCTAATTACCGGAAACAGCATTGACCAGTTGCTAGACGCTGGACAGGCTAAAGGTAAAGCCATGAAAGCCATAATCTTCATTATGAAGAAAAGAATTGACCCAGAGTTCACCCTTGAACAAGCCGGAGAGATCTCAATGACTGAGGCTAACGGAATGTTTGCGGGTATCTCTGACCCAAAAGAATAATTGCAGATAAAGCGGCAGAGCGTTTAGCGTTTCTGGTAGTCCATGCGGGTTTGTCCCCTACTGAAGTTAGGGGCTTGACTCTAAGGGAATACCACGCCGTAATTGAGGCTCTAAAAGATAAGGTAAGCCAATGAGCCAACTAAAACTAACTATTGTTGGAGACCCTACCCCGCTCAAGAATGCGACAAGGGTAGCTGAGAGGTCTTTACGTAATCTGTCTAAGGTTACTAGCAATGTTGGTAACAGCATGAATAAGGCATTTGGTGCTGTTGGTCTTGGTATTGGGCTTACTGCTCTAACTAACGGCCTAAAAAATGCTACTAAGGCTGCCTCTGAAGACCTCAAGAGTCAAGGGCTGTTGGCTGTTGCACTCAAGAATACTGCCGGGGCCACTACTCAGGCTATTGCTGGTGCTGAGGCTTGGATAAAGAAAACCCAGTTATCTAGTGCCGTCTTAGATGATGAACTCCGCCCGGCTTTGGCTACCGCTGTTAGAGCAACTGGATCACTAGCTAAGGGCCAAGACCTCTTAGAAGTAGCGTTAGACGTTTCCGCTGGAACTGGTAAAGACCTAAGCACTGTAACTACTGCTATGAGCAAGGCTTACAACGGTAATACTGGTGCTTTACAGAAACTATTGCCAAGCATAAAAACTGGCTCAGACTTTATGGGGCAACTAAAAACCCAGTTTGCCGGGTCTGCTGAAGAGGCTGCAAAACTTGACCCTTACAAAAGACTCCAAGTTATTTTTGCTGACATTCAAGAAACTGTAGGGACAGCATTACTGCCAGCCCTAGAACAATTTAGTGCATACCTAGCAAGCCCAGAGGGCCAAGACAATGTAAAGCAAATTGTTGATTTGTTTGTTGCTATGGGGCAAGCAATTAGCAATGTGATCACGTTTCTAATCAGAAACATTGCAATTGTAAAGTCTGTTGTAGCTGCGGTTGTAGTCCTAAAACTTGGCTGGATAGTTGTAAACGGCATTGTAAAACTTTATGAAATTGGTGTCCTAAAGGCTGTAACAGCAACTAAGGCTTTGAAGTGGGCACTTGTAAGCACTGGTCTTGGTGCTGTGGCTGTAGCCGTTGGAACTCTAGCAGCCTCATGGTTAGAGACAACAGAAAACGCTGAAGACGCTAAAGACGCTGCTGAAGACTACGGTGACGCTGTAAGTCAAATACCTAAGTCTCCTACTGGGTATGATGAGTCCGGTTATAACTCTTTTGAAGAGTTCAACGCTAGAAGACTGGGTTACGCTAACTACGCTGCACAGCAAGAGGCTGAAAGACTAGCAAAAGAAAGAAAAGACGCCGCTGTAAGGGCTGCTAAAGAGTATGCGGATAAAGTCCGGTCTGCACTAAATTCTAAAATTGAACAAATGAAGTCCACAGCTGAAAAGTTTAGGGACGCCGTAAATGTTGCTTTTGGTGCTTTTGGTGAAGATGAAAACACAGTATTCAACGTGGACTATTTCAGAAACAAACTAACAGCCATGGTAAACGCTGCTAAGGGATTTGCTAACAACCTAAAGACAATTCTAAAAACTCCGGGTAGCCAGCCAATTGTAGATGAACTAATTGCTATGGGCCCAGCAGCCGGAAACATTGCCGCTAAAGCACTTATCGCCTCTGGAGATTTGGCTGAAATTGTAGGGCTAAAGAGTAGCCTCTACAACACTGGGGCACAAGCTGGGGCTCTATCTGCCGTTGCCGGAAATGCAACTTATGAGATCAACATAAACAAAGCCGTTATTAGTGCCTCAGACATTATCAAAGAAATTAGATTACTTGAGAAAAAAACCGGCAGAAAATACTTAGTGGGGTAGCACATGGCCAATGACGTATTTGACATAAAAACAGATTTATCCATTGAGTATTTCAATACCTCTATTTCAGCGTGGGTGGAACTTGTTGCAGACTCTTTTGAGGTAGACATTGACCGTGGCATAGATGTTGAAAACGGCGTATTTGTTCAAGGCTCTATTGGAACAGCAACAGTAAAACTGGTAAAGAAAAACTTATCTGACTTTTTAGGGACTCCGGGTTACAAGGCTGGGGACAGGTTCAACATTTCTTACAGAAATGAGCCAGACACATTGCCAACAAATTATGTAAACCTATTTGGCGGTTACATTCAAAATGTTTCAATGTCTTACATAAATGAGTCTCAGACTTTAGAGATCACAATTGTTGCTAATGACATTATGCGTTGGGCTATGAACGTAAACTTGCCTACATACTCTGTTGCTGGAACTGTTACACAACGCTCATTTAGGAACGCCCTAACAAGTTTATTTACGGCTATTAGCTCTGCTGCCTCTGCTATTGGTGGCGTAACCTTATTTGCTCTTGGTGCGGGTGGCTCTTCAACTGTTCAAAGGGCTTTTACATGGCTCAATACTGCTGCCGGTGAAATAATTAGCAGATTTATGAACGCTGAATTAGGTTGGTTTTTTTCTGACAGAAATGACGCTAACAGCGTTTTGTATTTAGCAAGGACAGATGTTGCAGCTTTGAGGGCTGTGGCCTATAACTCCGCAAACCCTACTGTTTCAAATGTTCATTACACTAACCTTTTGGCTAACGGCAATTTTGAGGTAGACGCTACTGGCTGGTCTCTTTTGACTACAGGAACTTTTGTTAGAACTACCTCACAGTTTTACATGGGTGTAGCAAGTGCACAATTGTCTTCTACTTTGACTACAACCGCTGACTACGGTGTTAGAACTACTACTACAATGACCTCACAAGTTGGCTCAAAGTATAAGGGCTCTGTCTGGGTAAAGGGAAACAGCAACACCTCAGCTAGTGCAATAAATGTTGTCTTCTATAACTCCGGTGGCTCTGTAATACAAAACACCTCTTCAGGCTGGATAAACATAAACACTACTGAATGGACTCAGGTCTCTTGGTCTGACGTTGCCCCAGTGAACTCTGTGCGTGTAGAAATACGTGTTTACGGTAAAAAAGTTACAGGTGCAACAGCGAGCATGTTCATAGACAATGCCAAAATTGAAAACCTTACCACTATCAGCACAAACCACTATTGCCTAGACAACATAGTCCTAAAGTATGACTCTGATCTACTTGTAAATAAGGCTAAAGTTACAGAAATTGGCGGTGGCACAAGTGCTGTAGCGTCTAACACAGCCTCAATTACAGCCAATGGAGAGCATGCAAATTCTTACACCGTAGAGTATGACGTTGCTGCGAGCTCAACCACTCTTGCTAACTTGGCTACAAGAATTGCTAACTCAGCAACCCTAAAGCAAGTGCAACAAATTACCGTGCCAGTAGTTAGAGATGACGGTAGAACAAGCTCAATTGCTGCACAAGAAATAGGTAACACCTTGCAAGTTGAATTTGCTCAAGACCCTTTAGCACCGTTGCAAGTAGTTTCTCTTATTAGCAGAATAAACCACGTAATTACCCCTCAGCACTGGGAAATGAACATAAACCTATGGCGAGGGATCTAGTGAACATGGAAACTTGGGTATACATTTTGGGGGGAATTTTAGGGGGGACAACAATGTCCAGTTTGTTCAAGTATCTGACTAATAGACGTTTCCAGAGCATAAGCCTTGAAGAAAGGCTACGGGCTGAGATGTTAGCCAGCAACAATGAACTAAAGAATGAACTCGCCACGCTAAAGCAAGAATTAGACCAATGGCGGGATAAATACCTAAACTTGCATAAAGAATACACAAGGCTAAAAACAGCCTTTGACAAACTAGTAAAGGACAAGAACAATGGCTAAAGAGCCTGTATTAGCACCAAAAACCACCACTACTTGGGGTGAGGCACATGATCACGGGACACCGGACGTTTCAGGCGTTGAGGTTGTAGTTGAGGAAGTTGTAGAAGACAATGAGTGAAACATTCACAATTAGCCAAGGGCGTTTTGACCTAGTAGTAACTGCCGGGTCTACATTCCCTAACGCTTTTGAAGACGCTATTTTTTACCCTACAGACAACTTGGGTGCACCATTTTCACTAACTGGCTGGACTGCTAAATTACAAATTAGAGAAACACCAAGTGTGGCAGCTGTTATTGACATTGTGCCAACTGTAAACGTGACAGATAACTCTGTTTCTTTTTCTCTAAGTGCAACTCAGACCGCTCTACTAACCAAGGCGTCTTATGTTTGGGCATGTGAACTAACTCAGACCTCAAGCGGTAAAGTAATGACACTAGCAAGGGGTCTGGTAGAAGTTGCCCCAGAAATTGTAAAGGCTGACTAATGACCACACTTTTACACCCAGTTAGCCCGGCAACCATTTCAGACACTTTTGGAACTCACTCAGAGCTACGGAAGTCTCTAGGTCTTGGCCCTCACCGTGGCGTAGATTATGCCGTAAAGCGTGGCACACCACTAAAGGCTGTAGGCAAGGGCACTATTGTTGGCGTCTATGAGTCCAAGGTTTTGGGCTGGGTAGTTGAACTTAGAACCTATGCCACAGCTGAGAAAGTTCGCATTTTTGCTTATTGCCATTTAGACAAGGCAGATGTAAAAGTAGGTGACAAGGTAAAGCAAGGTGACATTATTGGTAAGTCTGGTAATTCTGGCTCTGCTACCTCTGGGGCTCACTTGCACTTTATGTGTGGTAAAGCCGAACACCTTGCAACCTCACCCGTTGAAGACCCTCTTCAATGGCTACCAGCAATAGGAAAGAAATAAATGAAGTATTGGATCACTAGAACATTACGTATTTTGGCGTTTGCTTTGGCTACTGGTATCGCCTTTATGGGTGCTGGTAACGTGTTTGGCATTAGTGCTATTCAGTCTGCCGCTTTTGGTGCTGTAGGTGCTGTGCTGGGTCTATTGGCAACATTGCTGTTTACCTATGCTGGTAAAGCCTCTGTGCCAGATGAAGATTTCAACAATGCCATAAACAAGGCAATTGAGTCTGTGGCCAGCGAGGGTAAAAACAAAAAGTCCTAGGTTGCCGCTATAGTTTGTTTATGACTATTGACCAGCAAATAGAGAAACTTGGCCACGCTAAATTATTGGGCTATTTTACCCATGACTCTGCTGAATGGCATGAGGCACGTAAAGGTGTAGCGGGCTCACTTGTAGGCTCACTTATGGGGCATAACCCTTGGCGGTCTGCCTACACGGCTTACTATGAATACTTAGGTGAATTACCTAGAGACTCTACTGGCCCTAGCATGGCCATGAAACTGGGCACAGCATTTGAGCAACCTATTCAAGAATTGTGGGTCTCTGAAAACTCTGAGTGGCTCACAGCTCACAACACTGGGACTTGGCAGAGCGTAAAAAACCCAGCCTTTAGGGCTAACCCGGACGCCATTATTGAATGGGTAGACGGCTCTCTGGGCATTCTGGAGATCAAGTTTTCACGTAACCCAATGAATGAATTGCCACCTCACTATAGAGACCAAGTTATGTGGTATTTACACGTTTTAGGTTTGACTAAGGGCATTCTTGTTGCTGTTGCTAACGGGGAACTTGTAGAGCATGAAATTGACTATGACAAAGACTATGCCTTACAGCTTGAGGCTAAGGGCCTAGAATTCTTGGAATGTGTTGAGCAACTTATCCCGCCAGCATGGGACGGTAGCCAGTCCACTTATGAAACTGTTAGGTATCTATCAGAGCACATTTATGACGGGGACATTGAACTGGGTGAACTTTACCCTCAGCTCATGCGAGCAAAAGAGACAGCGGAAGAAACTGAAAAAGAGTTCACTCTTCTAAAGTCAAAAGTTTTGCACCTTATGGACGGTGTAAAAGTGGGGCTGTATCAAGGTGAGAAAGTCCTAACGCTACAGAGCAGAGGCTCTGGGCTACCATTTATTGTTTTCAAGAGAGGCTAACAATGAGTTTTATGAATGATTACGTGGACGTGTCTGAGCGTATTAGAGCGTTTAGAGATAAATACCCTACTGGATCACTACAGCAAGTGTCTTTACAGTTCATTGAGTTTGCTGGTAAGTCTTGGGTTGTTTATACGGCAGCCGCTTACAGAACTCCAGATGACATTACTCCGGGGCATGGAACAGCGTGGGAACCAGTGCCGGGCAAGAGCAACTTTACCCGTGATAGTGAAGTCCAGAATGTGGAAACCTCAGCTTGGGGACGTGCCATTATAGCCGTGCTAGTTGCTGACGGGGGCAAGCGTATTGCCAGTAGACAAGAAGTTCAACACCAAGCCCCAGAAAGCCCTACAGAGAACTTTTTAGCGAGTGCCCACTTACACTTTGAGAAAGGTGACTTAGAGGCTCTACGGGGCGTTTACAAGCGGGCTAAGGCAACTAGAGGCGTTACCCCGGAACTACTTGGACAAATTGAAGACTTGGCTAAAGGGCTAAAGAAATAGAAATGCCCTACAACAGCCGGAGAGAGATTACAGCCATTGTAGGGCTACGCTCTATAAAGCGTATAAGGGACACCAGCGTCCCAAGTAAGATGATTACAACAAAAAGAGAGAGAGTCAAATGAGTGCAATAAGCGTGTCTCAAGTTTTGAACCATTCACACCATTCCGGGACTCAAAAGTTAGTGTTGCTGGGCATTGCTTGGCACATGTCTGAAACTTGGGGTGAGGGTGCTTGGCCGTCTGTTGAGCGTTTAGCGTTATACGCTGGTGTTTCAACTAGACAAGTGATTAGAGCCCTTGCGGTGCTGGAAGAGTCCGGTGAGCTGCAAGTAGATCGCCATAACGGTAAAAGTTATGGTGGCCCAAAAACAAACCGCTATTGGATAGAAATACCATGCACAGAAGACTGTGACAGAAGTATTTATCACCGTCCATTAGGGGAAATTGTCCCGAAGTTTGAGGTTGTGGATAACTCTGACACACGTGACATGCAAGGTAGCAATAGGTGACATCTACGGTAACAGTAGGTGACATCTAAGGTAGCAATAGGTGACACTAATGTCACTTAATAGAACAATATAAAAAACAATATAAAAACAAGTTAACTATATAAGAGAGGCCTGTGGATAACATGGCAAAAGTAAAGGTAGAAATAAAGGTTAGTTCAGTATCAGCTAACGGTAATTGGGCTGGAAGAGTCATTCAAGGCTGGGAGAGTTATAACGCTGAATTCAACGGGGAGAGATATACCCGTAAGCGTCTATGGTCTGCATTCTTTGAATTGCCTACAAACATCAACAAAGATGACGTTATTGAAGTTGTAGGAGATCTACAGACTAAGGCGGACGGTGTTCAACATGAGTATGAGGGTAAGCCTTATTTCAAGGTAGAGCACACAATTGCTGACGCTAAGTTCACACTAATTAGTGCTGCTGTCCCAATTCCAGAAACCCCTAAGCCTGTGACTGAGTTCACACAAGCTGCACCATTCTAAAATGAAGATTAGGGTTTACGGTGATCCAAAGCCACAAGGCTCAAAGAATGCTAAATACATAAATGGGCATGTGGTTATGTGGGAGTCTTCCAAGAAATTACCAGAATGGCGTGAGAGCGTTCACATGGCATGCAAGGTTGCTGCTATGGAACATGAAGTCCCAATGTTAGGGCCAGTTGAATTACATGTCACATTTCACATGCCTAGAGGTAAGTCTGTGACCCGTAAATACCCTAATACCATGCCAGACACGGACAAGCTCATTAGAAGTATTGGGGACTCTCTCCAGTCTTCTGGTGTGCTCTCCAATGACGGCCAAATAGTTACAATAATTGCCCACAAAATTTATGCTGAAACCCCGGCAGATAATGGCGTAGAGATAGAAGTATTACCCAAGTTATGATCCGTGAAGTGTGTAGCTGTGGTGCTGAGTTTGAGACAGATGACAGAGACGCTGTTATTTTGGTAAAGAATTGGCGAAAGACACACAAACACACAGACAAGCCCGTAGAACCCCCTGTAAGCCCTTTTCAGGTGGTAAGTGATAATCAGGTTGCTTTAGGTTTTCAAGCCCTCTATGACCCTCTAAATGATGACTGGGAAGACGGTAACAAATAAGTAACAAACTTTGGCGACACTCTTGAATTACTGAGCAGTAATTAGTAATCTAGGAACACAGCAAACCAGACGCTGGAAAGAGAGAGCAAAATGAACAAACTATTTACCGTATTGGCAACAGTCATGGGTCTATTGGGCTTTGTAAAACTCATAGACATGAAAGAGCAACAGCCAGAGTATGGCATTCCACTAATCATTGTCTTAGGTGTGCTTTACATTATCGCTGCACTAAGAGGCTGGAAAGACAACCAGTGAACTCAAACACCTCACAGCTAGTAGCAGCAAAAGTAGCAAGCGATCAAAAAGTCACAGTCCAGACAGTAGTCCTAAAACTATTAGAACTAAGTCCAATGACAGACCCGGAACTATGTGCCGCATACAACAACCTGGCATACATAGGACAAGCCCCTAAGACAACAGAACAAAACATTAGAGGCAGACGTAAGAAACTACATGAACTGGGCTTAGTCCATGTTGTAGGTGTAGTGCCAACAGAGTCAAAGAGAACAGCAAGAGTATGGAGAAAAGCGTAATGAGTGAAGAACTATTTTATTGGTCTAAGTGTGCATGTGGCATTGAGTGGGAGGGCAAGACAATAAACCAGAATGTCCCGGAGTCTGTAGACAAAGAAATAACAGAGCACCAAAAGACTTGCTACAACCTAGAAGACGGAGACAAGTAATGAGCCATGAAATGAGCAAAACACACCAAGAGCAAGTAGCTGAAAAAGCGGCCATTATCGCTAACACAGCATTCAAGTTAGGGCTAGAAACTGAGGGCAGACGTATCCTTGGAATTCTAAAAGAGGAACTTACCTTACATAAGCGAGGCTCTTCAGGTGCTGTAGCCATAGCCGGTTAGCCACTTGATTACTAGCTCTTTAGCGTTGTCATCAGCGTTGTATAGGTTTATGTCAAAAGGTTTCATTTGCCCTCTTGGTGCTTTTTCTTTAGATACTCTAGGCGTTTCTTTTCAGCGTCTGTTAGAGGTATGCGGGCTTTAGTAAAGCGTTTAGCCATTGCCTTGGCTTTCTTCCATTCACTCATGATCTACTCCAAGTTCTCTGGTATACCGTTTGGGAATACTCTCAGAATTGCTGCCTCAGCCTCTTGAGGGTCTACACATCTTGGGCACACTACTTGCCCTTTATCATTTCGCCATGCAGACCACTTAGCAAACCGGTTGCACTTTACACAGTTGTCCGGGTTACTCATTGGTGTCTGGCTCTTTGTGGTCTAGCACTTTTAGAAACAGTTGCACAGCCTTGATAGCGTCAGCTAGTCCCTCATTGTAGCCAACTTGGTATTGGTCTTTAGGTAGCGTTACTTTGTATTCCCTTAGCACATCTGTGATAGAGGCAATTGTTAGGCGAATAGCCACATCTCTAATTTGTTTTTCATAGCTCATTGTATTTTTTCCTAATCTCTGTTACCAGTGTTTGTGTTGTTGTTGCTTTGTTGGCCCAGAATGCCCCAGAGCCTATGTTTAGGGACTGGCTAAACCACATGTTTTGGTGTGTCTGTAAGAGTTCTATGATCTCTTCTATTGCTTGGCGTTTTCCAACTCTCTCAGCGGACTGGCGTAGGTCTGTTAGGAATGCCCTAGTCATTACTAGGTTATTTTTGTCATTCTCTCTGCATTTGCATGTTGTCATTATTAGTGTCTCGCTCAGCTCTCTCATTGCTCACAATTTTGTATTGCTTGGTTTTCAGTAGCGTGTAAGTCCCAACAGTTGGGTTGCTGGTAGCCCCAGTAAAGAATTATGCCTAACAGTATTACCAGTG